ATGCTGAACGACGAGAGACACGAGCCCTGGTGCGAACCGGGCCCCTATTGCGCCTGCAGGTGCCCCAGGTGTCACGGGTTCTTCAACCGCTGCCCGTGCGGGTATTGCTGCCGGTGCTGCGCTACCAAATACGCGTGTTCCGCCCGCTGCTGCATGCGGCCGGCCAGGTCCACGGCCCCGTCTCCTCGGGGCCCGCAATTGAAGCTCCTCTAAAGGAGGAAGACATGGACGTCATAGCGGCCATCGAGGCCATGAGCGACCGGCTCGAAAGAGCCAAGACCATCCTCGCCAGGAGCGCGGTGCACCACGTGGTGGACGAGAGCGACCACTTCGAGGACTACTGGGCTGTCGAGGGAGACCCCGTCAGAGGCAGGGTCTACCAGGTCACCAACGACAGGTGCAATTGCGCGGACGGCCGCGAAGGAGGCGCGGCCCCGCGAGGATGGTGCAAACACAAGCTTGCGGTGGAGCTACACAAGCAGGCAGACAGGAGGTGGCAGATAAAGAACCAGGCGACCCTACTACCGCGCCAACGCCGCGCCGCTTAGCAGAATCGCCCGAACGGGGGGGCCAAGGAAAAGGCAAAACCTAGCCCTCCCGCAAGGAGCATAGCACACACGGCCACAGGCCGAGAAAGAAGAAAGAGAGATGTCAGACCTAGAAAAGAACGCCCCGATCATGATGAACCTACGCTGGACCACGGACAAGGGAATGAGCGCATCCCTCACCGTCACGGCCGAGGACCACGTGCAGCTGCACGACCGCCTCGCCGCGGCGATGGCCGCGGTAATCAAGCCCGCGGGAGAGCCCGACGCCAACGGCGCCGGCCACGCCAGCACGGAACACCAGTGCACCGAGCACCACGTGGCCTTCGAACGCCACTCCAACGATCGCGGGACCTGGTACAGCCACGTCAAAGACGACGGCAACTGGTGCCGCGAGAAGAACGGAGGGAAGTCCTAATGGACGCCATCCAGCTGAACCTCCTCCATGACTACGCCAGAGCGATCGCCCGCATAAAGGACGACCTATTCACCGCGGTCAGCGAAATCGAAACACTAGCCATCAACATAAACGTGGACATCGCCAAAGCGAAAGACGACCTCATCTTCAAGCTAGCCGTAGGTGAGCCTGAAGACCAGGAAGAACGAACGGCGCCGCCCTTCGGGACGCAGCCAGTGAAGGAGGACAACTAATGGACGGCAACCCCCCCAAAGACAGATGGTGGCCACACGCTGAGAAGACCGTCAGGACCAGGGTCGTATGCAGGGTCTGCCGCGCGAAAATGACGCTGGCAGACACCGGCTTCACGACCTGCAATGCCTGCGCATGGGCCGCGCGCAAGGCCAAGAGAAAGGAAGGCACAGCCCAATGAATCAAGGACACCTACAGCTAGTCCCCGACGAGGTCCTCTTCGGCCAACTGGGACCGCCCAGGACCACCACCACCGAGGAGCTGCCGGCCACCGAGGAGCTCCGCGCCATGGACAACGACGCCCTGGCCGCTACATGGATGGCGGCCGACGCCCAGGTCCGCGCATGGCGCCGTCACATCAACCAGGTAGACATGCTGCTAACCGAACGCCTGGACGCCGCCGACGCCCTCGAGCTGCCGGCGGCCGACTACAGGATCCTCGCGGCGCCCAAGGTCACCTACGACCAGACGCGCATGACCCCGCTAAAAGAGATATTGCCAAGCGGGGTGCTGTCCGAAGCCTACGTGGCAGCTCACACCGAGCACGTGAAGGTCCCCGAGAAGTGGAACATGGTCAAGGCCAAGGGATGGGGCAAGCGATTCGGCGCCCAGGTCCAGGCCATCATCGACCACGCCCGCCTCGAGTCGCCGGGCAAGATCAAGGTAACCCAACGATAGGGCCCACAGCACCCCGCTGCGCACAGTGCCCTCGAGATAACTGTGCGCAGCGGGGGATCCCCTGAGCAGCCGCGCCGGATAAGGAGGCGCCGCGGCGGCGGCGCGATCTCCGCGGGCTCGCCGACCCCAACAAGGAAACTACCACACCCACAATCGGCGCCCCGCTCTCCGGGCAGGCCCGAGCTCCGCACCGTGCCGCCACCCTTTAAGGTCTGCACCGGTCCTGGCGGCGGCACCGTGCTACGCCAGCCCCAACCCGAGGACCAGCCCGCCAGGCCACTGCTCCGCACCGTGCCGCTATCGTCTCTTGAAGGCAAGCGGTCTGCCGGGCCGCTGGCGGCACTGGGCGGCGGCACCGTGCTCCGCGCGGCCAGGCAGGCTACCGTGACAGCCATCCGACCGTGGGCCCCACCAATAAGGACAACTACCCCACCCTGGCCAGACCGCCGCTATTCCGTTTATAAGCCACTTGGTAGACGTAGAAGCCGGACGGCCCGCCAGCACGACAAGGTGCTGGCGGGCCAGCGGGACGTAGAATACAAGGGTTATGTCCAAGCGCAGGAGCACTGCTGAGCGGAAACGCGTCTTCCTCGACGGCGTGACCCGTGGGTCGTCGGTGTCGGAGGCTGCGGGGCATGCAGGCGTTGCTCGGTCCACGGTTTACAGCTGGCGGGAGCGGGATCTTCAGTTCGTGAAGGATTGGGGCGCGGCTGAGGAGGTCTTGGTCGGGGACCTTGAGCGCAAGGCCTATGAGCTGGCGAAGGACGGGAACGTTCGGATGCTGATTTGGCTGCTGGAGCGGCACGATCGGGCTGAGGCCCACGGGGGCGACGAGGAGGACGAGGGAGTGGTGGGCGTCGTGGAGGTTATCGGGTTGGAGGATGGAGGTGACGGGGATGGGTTTATCACGTTCGTTGACTCTTAAGGTCAGAGCCCACGATGGTCAGCGGGCGGTGCTGCGGAGCAAGCGGTTCTGCACCGCTGCGATCGCGGGGACTGGCGGCGGGAAGACGGTGGTCGGGTACGTGAAGCTGCTGAATTGGATGATCGAACGCCCGGGGATGGTCTGGGTGGTCGCTGAACCGACGCAGAAGATGGTGGACCGAGTTCTGTTGACGGCGAGCGGCGATCGTCCTTCGCTGCCGGACTTCCTGGGGCGGTTCGATGCGGACCAGGTGTTCCTTCGCTCGAAGGGGATCCTGCGGCATCGGCTGGGGACGGTGATATTCGCGTCGGCGGAGAATCCGTCTAGCCTGCAGGGCGCGCACGTGGGCGGCGTGTGGCTGGACGAGGCGGGTCTTATGGGGCTGGAGGCGTTCCTGGTGGCGCTGCAGCGCGTGGGGTACTCGAAGGGTAAGCTGCTGCTGACGACGACGCCGTACAACATGGGTTGGCTCAAGACCAAGGTTTACGATCGGTGGAAGCAGGGGGACCCCGACTACGCGGTGATGCAATTCGCATCGACGGCGAATCCGAAGTATCCGAAAGAGGCGGTGGAGCGGGCGCGGAAGGTGATGTCGGCGTCTCGTTTCGCGATGCTGTACGAGGGCCAGTTCGGGCGGCCGGAGGGGATGATCTACGACGTGTTCGACGCACAGCGGCACCTGGTGGACGACTTTGACATTCCTGAGTCGTGGGAGCGGTACGCGGGGCTGGACTTCGGTTACAACAATCCGACGGCGGCGCCGTTCCTGGCGCGGAACGACGACGGGGTGTACTTCTGGTTCGCTGAGCATTACAGGCGGGAGAGGACGCTGGCGCAGCATGCGGTGGACCTGGTCGGCAAGGGGGGGCGGGACGTCGTGTACTACGCGGACCCTGCTGGCAAGCAGGAGATCGCGGAGCTACGGCGCCGCGGGCTGTCGGTACGCGGGGCGGATAACTCGGTGGTGGCGGGTATCGACACGGTGTACGAACTGCTGGCGACGGACCGGCTCAAGATCTTCCGGAGTTGCCAGTTCGGGATCGACGAGCTCGAGGGTTACGTGTGGAAGGGGTCTAAGGACGGAGAAGGGTTTCAAGATGAGCCTGTGAAGGAGCGGGACCATCTGATGGACGGTCTCCGTTACGTGCTTCACGCGCTCGAGAGTCGGCCTGGTCTTCGTCTGTCGACGTAGGGCGGGCGGGGTGACGGCGGCGCGCGGGGGCGTCGCGGTCGTCGCCGCCGGTGACGGGGAGCAGGCCGCGGGACTCGCGGACCTCGTTGATGGAGTAGACCCCTGCTTCGAGGTAGGCGATCTCACGTTTCAGGCGGGGGTCCTCCTGCTCGGTGAGGACGTCGATCTTCTGCAGGTCGAAGTGGGCTCGGACGTCGGGGTAGCCGAGCTTCGGGAGAGCGTCGTGGGTGATGCGCTCCTCGACGAAGTTCACCTCGGGGATCATGGTGGTGCGCCAGAATATTCGCTCTAGGGTCTCGACGTTAGTGAGCGTCGCTTCCCTGAGCGAGCCGAGGAAGGGCTGGGGGACGCCGTAGACTCGGCTGACCTCCTCGAGGGACCACCTGAGTCCTTCGAGCCATTCCATTTCCCGCTGCGAAAAGCCCAGTGTCTTGACGTCTTTTATGCTGCTGACGATGGCTGGGCGGTGCGCCTTGTCGGGGCCCTGAAAGCGCTTCTCCCAGCGGGTGTAGAAGTCCTCGACCTCTCTGTCGGTCATCTCTGGCTCGCCGATCAGGAGGACGTCGGGGGTGCCGCCGTTTCTGAGGGTGTTGCGGTTGTATTTCATGCTGTCGTATGCGGTGTCGGCCGTCATGCGCAGCGGCGCGATCGGGGACATGCCGGCGCGTTCGTCCATCGGATTGAAGTAGAGGAAGCTGACGATCTCTTCGGGCAGGTACGTGATTTCGCGGCCGGTGGCGGAGCGGTATAGGTAAGAGGCGATGTAATCGCGGCCGGTTCCGGGTCGTGGGACCAGGCGATCGGGTCTGATCGGCCAGAGTTCTTGACGTCCGTTGTTGAT